GCCGAATCGTGCCGGACTTCCTGCTCGATACGGGCCACTGAGTCGGGTCCTTCCAGTCCGCGTACCTTGCGAGCTGCTCGTCGGCGTCTAACCACGGGCCGTCCTGCACCTCATAGCGGAACTCGCCATCAGAGGAAGCGCTCGCCCAGTACATGAGCCGATGGGGCTCGTAGGTGGTGTCGTCGCACATGTCAATACCGATGTCACCTGCAATCCTGCGGGCGATAGCCTCGTACTCCTCAGGAGACACAGGCCTCGAGAGAGGAAGCACAAGGCGCAGCCTCGGGGCTTTCGCCGTGTGGCTGTGCGTGCTGTAGAGCACCGCAGCGCAGCCCAGAATCAGCTCGACCGTAGGCCAAGGGTCTTCGCCGGCCGTGATAGAGTCCATGTCGAGCGTGATGAGCCGGCGCTGCAGTACGGCGTCGATTTTACGGCGGCCGCCCTTTAAGGTACCGCCGACAAAGCCGCCGACGTCCTTCGCGTTATCGCGCTCTTCCTTCGGCATACGGAAGTACTCTTGCTGGGTCTCCTGCGTCCGGGTCACACGGCCGAGTTTATCAACGAACTCAGACCAGAGCATTTCTTTAGTTTTCCAGCTTGCCGAACGCCGCGAGCTACCCGTCGCAATCGTTATCAAGCCGTCGTATTGAAGAGTCGGCATTAAAAGGTACCGGCTCTCGTTACTACTCTCGTGATACCCGCGTTCTTAATCATGCGGTCGCAGATATTACACGGAGCGGGGTCAATGGTTTCATCGAGGCATGCGAGGTAAAGGGTAGCACCCCGCATTGACCGCCTCGGCGCGCTGATAATCGCGTTCTGCTCGGCGTGAACGGCGACGCAGGTCCCGTACTGGTCCCCGTGGCGAGCTGCGTGCTCGTCGATAGGAGTGGAATGCTCTCGGCAATAGCACTTCCCGACGTCGCAGCAGTTGGCCTCGCCTCTCGGCGCGCCGTTATAGCCGGTCGCGATGATTTCGTCGTCTGCGACAATCACGGCCCCGTACTGCCTGCGAAGGCAGGTAGAACGGGCCGCGACGGCTTTTGCGATATTCAGATAGTAGTTGTCTTTGTCTATTCTCATTCAGTCTCACCGTCCCGATTCCAAGATTCGATGTCGACGCCGATTTCCTTCAGCTTGTAGGTATTGAGCCAGATATTGTCGTCCTCGTCCATTTCATACCTTTTAATAAGGTCGAAATACTCAGCCTTGAAACGGTCGTAAAACCGTCTCAGACGCTTCTCGCCGAAGCCGTACTGCGCGTGTAACTGCCAAAGTATAATGGCGTCGATTTCGTTCGCGTGTTTACGGCTGTACTCTGCAAGCTGTCTCTGGATTTCGAGATTCATAGCCTTGCGCTCGGCGGCGGTAAAGTCAGCGCCGTAAACTTTACCGCCCGCCTTTTTTACCCGCACGACTATCTTCCGCTGCTACCGAAGGCCCCAGACCCTCGAGCAGCGCCCTCGTCATAGGTGAACTCAGGGATAACGACCGGCATAATCACAAGCTGGCCAATACGGTCGCCCTTCTTGATGTCATAGCCGTCGCCCCCAACATTCGAGACGATAGCATGAACTTCTCCGCGGTACCCGGAGTCGATGGGTGGAAGCTCGCACACGATACCGCGAGCGCTCAGACTGCTGCGAGGAAATATGTACCCCACATAGCCGTCAGGCAGTTCCAGACCGAAGCCGAGAGGCAGCTTGTAAACCTGCCCCGGATAAATGGTCTGGTCTCTGGGGCTGAACACATCCGCGCCGGCGTCGTTATCATGCGCTCGTACAGGAGCAGGGCCGTTGAAGTCAATCAGCTTAATCTTCATCTCGCACCTCCATACAGAGCGGAAAATCCCGCTCGAGAATATCGTGCGGCGTAAGGTCGGACGTCAGCGGGGTTCCGCAAGCCATCTTCCCTTCAAGGCACTTGCCCTTCATGCAGAAAGGGCCGGTCGTCTCAGGAGAGAAGAGAGCCGGAGCCAGCTCGTAGAGCTCTTCCCAAAGGCGGAGCATAACGTAGCGGGTCTCGGCGGTATTACGCCGACAAGTTCTCTGACTTATCATGTGTTTCCACTGATAAGGCGTCGCGCTGATAATCAGAACGTTTCTCAGGCCTTGCGGTGCCAGATAGCCAGCGGAGTCATTATCCACGCCATACTCGACGAGGAGCTTGTACTTCCGCATAGCGTCCTGACACTGGGAGAGGTAGGAGAAACGCATTTGACTGTCAAGCAGTTCGTAAGGAACAACGAAGTCGGCCTCGTTCGAGTAGTCGCTGTACTGCAGCGACGCAGACATGAACTTGACCTCGTTCTGGTGCCTCGTAATCTGGGCGAGGAATCTCCTTGACGCCCCAACAATTACAGCATTGATGACTGCGAACTTCTGAATCGTAGGGTGCGGAAGCTGGGTCATAACCTTAGCCGTTTTCTCGGTGTACTCTTTATCATAGAGAGCGAGGAAGTCGGAGAGGTCTTTGACCGTGTGCCCGCGCTGCGTCAAGCGTGCTGCGCAGACCATCATCTTCTCGGCCTCGCTGATTGCGGTCGGATTGAGGACCGCGACTTTGATTTTATCCATTGCCGTTCGCCTCCTCTTCGACCAATGCCTTGAGCAGGAGCAGGTAGTTAATGCTGTCCGTGATTTTCTCGGTCCCGCGGTCCAGAGAGTAGCTGCGGCCGTCGGTGCACATATCCGAGATAGAGACGAGGTGCTTTGTCAGCATACCGAGCAGAGCCTCTTTCGGGGTGCCGTCGATAATCGCGGCAGCCTTCTTGAAGTGCGCAAGGCGGTCGATATTGCTCTCGTCTACGGCGTCAGGGGCATACTCATGGCCCTTGCCGGTAAGCAGGTGCTCGCAGATAAGAAGCTGCTCTTTGACGACCTTATTAAATACGTCTATCTTCATAGCGGTTAGTCCTTTCTATAGTATTCACACTCATAGGCGTCGGCCTTGAGCGGTAAGCCGGTCGCCCACTCGATGGGCTCCGACATGATTTTGCTGATTTCCTCGGCAGAGCTTACGCCGATAGGTACCTCGCAGATAACTTCGTCGTGCACGGGGAACACGCCGGGAAAACCGGCCCGCTCTAAACGGTCAATGGCAACCGCAAGGCAGTCCCGAGCCGTAGCCTGAACAATGTTCTCCACGAGTTTCGGACCGTAGGACTCGATACGACCCCAACCGCCCGAAGACTGAATTGTGCCCTCATAGGTGATACTGTCGTCGTCAATTCTGGGCTTTACGTAGCTCAGCTCACGGCCGTTCGGAAGTCTCAGCTTGAGGAGAGGTCCTTGCTTGTAGAAGCCCATGCCGAAAGGCAGCTTAGTAGGTGCCTTCGTCTGAATGGTCCTGCGCGCGGCGGCGTCCGTGTCCCACCACAACTTAGTGATGGCAGGATTAGCGGCACGCCAACTATTAACGAGCGGTTTCAGTTCAGATTCTTCAAGCCCCATCTCGAGAGCGCCCATAGATTTCAGAGCGCCGACGCTGCCGCCGTAGCCGAGCGCAAGCTCAGCGATTTTTCCTTTCTGCCGCATAGGGTCGCCCTTCTTGACGGAGCCCTTCGGAAGGTGGAACATCTGCTCGGCGGAAGCCTCATAGATTTTGCCGTGGGTCTTGAAAACCTCCATGCGCCACTCTTCGCTTGCGAGCCACGCGATAACGCGGGCCTCAATAGCGGAGAAGTCAGACACGATGAAGCGATAGCCGGGTCTCGGAATAAAGGCCGTGCGGATAAGCTGCGAGAGGGTCCCGGAAATGTCGTCAAAGAGCATTTCAAGGGTCTCGAGGTCCCCGACCTCAACGAGCTGTCTTGCGGTATCGAGGTCGCGGTCCGGCATTTTGTTCTGCGGCAAGTTCTGCATTTGCACGAGGCGGCCGGCCCATCGACCGGTACGCGCCGCGCCGTAGAACTGGGTCAGACCTCGAATGCGACCGTCCGGGCAAGCCGTGCGGAGCATGGCGTTGTATTTTTCAGTTGAGGTCTTTGCAAGACCCGCTCTGATGTCGAGCATACGGTCCACCGCGTCGCAGTCGGCGTCAGCTCTTACGCCGGCGATACTCTTCTTGTTGAGGCTCTCGACCTCAATACCCGCAGTGTCCTCAATCCAGCTTTTGAGCTGCGCGGTGCTCTTCGGGTTTTCAAGGCCCGTAAGCTCCTTAGCCTGCTCGAGAAGTCTCGCCTTGATAACGGCGTCAATCTCGACCGCGTGCTCCGCGAGGTTAAGGTCCACGCCGACGCCGCGGTCGTTAATATGCTGGTCGTGAATCCAGAGAGGTTGTTCCTTCTCGTACACCGGGAAGCGAGAGAGCTTCTGCCGGATAGCCCGTTCCGAGACGACGTCCTGACGGTTGTACTCAACGTAGATAGCCCAACGGTCAGGGTCGTGCTCAGGAAGGTTGCGAGTCCGGTTGCCGTTCGTCTTCGTAGGCTTGCAAGGTATCGAGAAGTAACGGATAAGCGCCCGGCCGGTCTTAGACTTCTGCTTGTCCTCGGGAAGTCCGATAACCTCGCCGACAGCTTCCAAGCTACTGGGCAGGCCCAGCTCTCGGGCCATGACTGCAGTGCAGCTCCATTGCTCGGGCGGTGTCACGCGGCCCATAAACGCGCTCAGACAAGTCCGTTCAAAAGACACATTGAATGCTGTCTTCAGGATTTCGGGGTCATACAGAGCGTTCTGGAGCTCCTCAGGCAGGCTCTCGCCTCTGGCAAGGTCGATAACCTCGACCGGGCCGTCGTCCCAAGCGTACCCGAAGAGGAGAATCTCAAAATCGGGGCTCTGGGCGTAGGCGTAGACGCCGCACTTTTGCAGAGAGACCGAGCTGTAGGTCTCTATATCGATTGCTAATGTTCTCATATTGCCTCCTTCCTCCGGACGGCGTTCGCCTCAGCAAATCCGAGACGAACGCGCCGGAGCATACGCTTAACCGAGGAGGTCGTCGCTCTCGTCCTCGTCTTCCCAGCCATCGTCCCAATCGGAATCCGTAACAACGCCGCCGCCCAGAGGCTCGCCGTCGTAGAGCTTCATGATACCGTTGAGGCCGGCAGAGATACCCTTGTTGCCCTGCGTGTCATACACGTAGAAGTTGATGATTGCGCGGCCGTAGCAGCCGGAGTAGAGCTCCTGAGGGTCAGTCAGCGGAGTCTTGTCCGCATGAACGAGAACGGGCTTGTTGTTGGAGCTGACGGTGATAACGTAGCAGCCCTTGCACTCTTCGCCGAACTCGCCGCCGTTCGGGCGCTCGCCGTCGCCGTCGTGCAGCGTGCTCTTGAGGTTGGCGGGCAGCTTCTTGCCGCTGTTGCTTGCCATGAACTTCTGCTTAGCCTCTTCCATAGCAGCCTTGATTTTCTGCATGGTGGCCTTGTCGCTCTTCGGAATCAGGAGGGTAACGCTGTACTTCGGCGTAGCGCCTTCCTGAACGGCGCGAGGGGTGAAGAGGTTGCAGTAGGAAAAACGGACCTTACCAGTAGTGATTTGAGTAGACATAGTATCAATCTCCTTTAATATAAATAGTTTTCATCTGAACGCCGTACTCGACGGCGAGCTCATGTGAGTCAAAATAGATGTCGATAACATTTCCCTTAACGGCGCTTCCCGTATCTTCGGCTATGTACTCGTGGCCGTCGATAATGAGGACCGTTCCGAGAGGTATCACATCAGGGTCAACCGAGACCGTGCGGTCTGCGGTCGGAATCGTGCCGCTCTTTGTTCGCTGCACGTAATCGGTACCGACCCGAGAGGGGTGTTCCGCGCTCCAGATACCGCAGCACTTAACGCAAGTGCAATAGGCGGTAGTCTTGAACTCGCCGAGCTCAATAAGCTCAGGCTCCGGCGCGGCGGTCTCGGTAATCGGCTCGGGAGCCTCTACCCGGATGGGTAAAGTCTCAGGCTCATCAGGAACGGAAGCGCTCGGTCTCGTAACGAACGAGATAATCAAGGCGACAATGAGCGCCAGAATGAGGAGCCACTGGATTTTGATAAGGCGGATTCTCGCCCGCGTTCTGCGTCTTGCCGCTTCCGTCATAACGAGACCTCCTTACTTATCGAACTCAGCGAGAAGCTGTTCCTCAGGCTTGAACTCAGGACGCTTGTCCTTCGCAGGAGCCAGAGTAGGCTTGCCCTGAGGCTTGACGATAAGCTCGCCGAGCGTTTCTGCCACGGCCTTCTTACCGAAGTCCTTCTCCATCTGCGTCAGGGTAATCAGCTTGCGCTCGTAGAGCAGACTCTCGTCATAGCCTGCGGACTTCATAGCCTCCACGACTTTCAGCTCGTCCGCAAACTTGCGATTGCTGCGACCCTCGACCATCTTCCAGCCGGTAACAGGCTGACCGCTGAGCAGAGTAGAGGACACAAGGCCCTCAAGGTCTGCAAGCCATGCCTGAATGTCCGAAGCCTTTTCGAGAATCGCGCCCGCCTCTTCAGGAGTCAGGAGCATAGCGTCCGGAGCCTCGTCAAAGAGCTTAAGATTCTTGTCGGCTCTCGCTTTGCACTGAGCCTTCGCTCGGCAGAACTTGCAGGTCTCTTCGGACGGCGCGAACTCGCCTTCGCCCTTATAGGCCAGCTTAGCGCGAGGCTTGACATACTTCTCAGCCCACTCGAGCAGCTCCTTGACAGTGATTTCGTCGGAACTCTGAACACCGGAGAGACGAGGCTGGAAAATCGTCATGCGAACGGAGTCGATGTCGAAAAGCGTGTTGTACTTGAGAAGGGCGCCGAGAGCATAAAGTCTCATCTGCGGGTTACCGGTCACCTCGACACGAACGCCCTTACCGTACTTAAAGTCCACGATTTCGAGGATCTTGTCAGCGACGATAATACAGTCGCCGGTGCCGAAGCCGTCCTTGACATACTTCGAGAAGTCGACTCTTACCTCAAGCTCGGTAAACGCGTCCTCGCAGGACTCTTGCGCAGCTTTGGTCTTTTCAGCGACAAATCTTGCGTAGTCATTTGCGCATTCCTGCATTTCAGCATTGTAGTAAGGACCTTTTGCCAATTCATCACGGCGATTCTCGAAGTCCATCTCGGAGACCTCGCCGAGGAAGTAGCGGGCAGTCAGCTCACAGAGCTCATGCGCGGCGGTACCCTCTTCGGCGTACTCGCTCGTAGTCTGAGGAAATTGAAGCTCAAGCAGCGCGCTCGGCGTGCACTCGAGCCAGCGGTGAGCACCGCTTGCGGAAAGTAGTGCGTGCTTAGCCATTGACACTCACCAGCTCTTTCATAAGCGCCGGATAGTCTTCCGTGCGGCTGTCGAAGTCGGAGAGCTTCTTGCAACCGAACTTCGCAAAGATGTCGGCGAGCTCTTTCTGCTTGCCGGCTTTGGAGAGCTTCAGGGCGACGGCGCGGATGTCGGTCTTCGTGATAGGCTTGTCCTCAGTTTTCGGAGTCTCAGTTTTCGGAGTCTCAGCTTTAGGAGCGGGTGTCTCAGTCTTAGGGGCCTCGACGGGCTTTTCCGAAGGGGAGTCGAACATACTTACCTGACCGGGAATCTCGGTATCAGGGAGCAGGGCTCTCAGCTTGCTCAGGTTTTCCTGAGTCAGTTCCATTGTTACGGTGATTTTCATTTTGTTTTGCCTCCTTGTTTTTCTTCCAAGCCAAATAGGCTTGCATATTTTGTGGATTTTCGTAAAACGCATTGACCGCAGCGCTTAGTCGGTCAAGCATAAGATTCTCTCTTGCAAGAGCGGTTTCGGCGAGCGTTGACCGCATTTTGTCTTTTAGGACAAATCAGCCGCAAAAAAAATTGCGTTCGTCGTAGGAGCGTCCAAATCAAGGAGCTCCTTACAGAGCTGCACTTCAGGTACCGTGAAGGCAACTTTGCCCGTAATCTTACGGTAGGCTGTGCTCATACTCCAGCCCTGCGCGTCCGCAAGGTCCTTCGTAGTAACGCCTTTCAGGGTCATGTGGGCCCTCAACATTCGAGTTTCAACCGTACGATATACTGTCTCCTTTCCTTGAGATTTTTCCTCGTAGGCACTACCGGTTGTCCCAAAGGACAAATTTATTATACCGTGTCCTTTTGGATTTGTAAATAGCCTTTTGGAAAATTTTTGTGAATTTTAAGCAAAAGCATTCACTTTAAGACAAATGCGTGTTATAATAAGAGTAAACTTTTTCAAGGGAGGCGGTCTTAATGACTTTAGGCGATAGAATACATTATCTCAGAACAGAGAAAGGGTACACTCTGCAGGAGCTCGGCGATATGGTCGGCGTCGGTGCGAGCACGGTCCGCAAATGGGAAACGGGCTACATCAAAACACTTCGTACCGATAAAATGCAGAAGCTCTCGAACGCTCTCGGAACGTCAGTCGACTACTTGATGGGGTGGACCGATAACAGCGTAAACGTCGGAACGGTGGGGACCAATAACGGCGTTATAGGCCAGAACTCCGGTGAGATTCACTTAGAGCAGCAGCGCTCCAAAGAGGAAGCGGAGCTTCTGCGTATTTTCTCCGGACTCGATGTCAAGCGGCGTATGGAGCTGCTTATGACAGCCATCCGCTTAGACGAGGAGCAGAATCAATGAACGCGTGGAGCAGAGAGGACATAATTATCGCCTATGCCCTTTACTGCGTTACTCCTCTCGGGAAAATCAATCCCAGCAACAAAGTCATTCAGCAGGTCGCCGAGATTATTCCTCACTCGGTCGCTTCTATCGTAATGCGCATGCGGAACTTCCGGTACATAGACCCGAAGGTTTCCTCTGGGCTTAAGAACGTAGCGAAGGCGGACCGAATGATTTACGAGGAGTTCAAACACGACTGGGGCTCTCTGAGTCTTGAGGCGGAGACCTTGACGGGTCTCGCTATCTTTGACTCTTCACCTTTGCAAGGAGCAAAGCCGCTCTCGTCTCTGACGAATCACGGAAAAGTATCGCGGGAACGACACTTCTTCAAGCAGGCGGTGCTCGCGGCTTACGACGACCGGTGCTTTATATCCGGCTGCGCGCTGCCGCAAATGCTCGTTGCAAGTCATATAAAACCGTACTCGCAATGCCGAAGCGAGACGGACCGAGTCAGCCCCGACAACGGGATTTGCCTCAATACTTTTTATGATAAAGCCTTCGACCGAGGCCTTATAACTATCACTCCTTCCATGAAAATCTATGTTTCTCCGATAATTTTAGATAGCCCTCAGGACGCTTTTACAGCCCGCTGGCTGGCTTCTCTTTCCGAAAGGTTTTTCCCCCCCCCCCCCGATTTCCGCCGCGTAGAGAGTTTCTGGAGTACCATAACGACGAAATTTTTAGGAGGGTCACATGAATACAGTAATTTACGCTCGGTATTCTGCCGGCCCGAGACAGACCGACCAGAGTATCGAAGGGCAGCTTAGAGTCTGCACCGACTTTTGTAAGCAGCGAGGGCTTACCATTATCGACACATACTGCGACCGTCATATCTCAGGCCGCACAGACGAGCGACCGGAGTTCCAAAGGCTCATTGCAGACGCCAAACGCAAGAAGTTCGAGGCGGTGGTCGTCTATAAGACGGACCGCTTTGCCCGGAACAAATACGACAGCGCCGTTTATAAGCGGGAGCTCAAGAGGAACGGAATCCAAATCTTTTACGCTGCCGAAGCGATACCGGACGGGCCCGAGGGCATTATCCTCGAGAGCCTTATGGAAGGCCTTGCAGAATACTACTCGGCAGAGCTCGCTCAGAAAATCAAGCGGGGAATGCACGAGAGCGCTTTGAAGTGCCAGAGCACCGGAAGCGGGAGACCGCTCGGGTATCGGGTTGACGAGCAGAAGCACTTCCAGATAGACCCAGAATCAGCCCAGACTGTTCAAACAATTTTTGAGCAGTACATTAAGGGCGAATCAAATGCGGCCATCTGTGAGCTCCTGAACAGCCGTGGGCTGCGTACCGCTCAGGGCAAGCCCTTCAACAAGAACAGTATCAACCGAATCATTAAAAACCGAAAGTACATAGGCGAGCACCGGTACCACGATATAGTCGTTGAAGGCGGCATGCCTGCGATTATATCGAAGGACACTTTTAACCTCGCTCAGGCCGAAATGGAACGCCGGCGCACTCGCAAGGCCCCGAAGTCGCCAAAGGCTGAATACCTTTTAGCCGGTAGACTCTTCTGCGGTCATTGCAAAGGACCAATGCAGGGAGTCAGTGGTACAGGCAAGAGCGGGAACAAGTGGTACTACTATTATTGTGGGAACACTCGCGGCAAGAATAAGACTTGCGATAAGAAGCAGGTCTCACGCGACCGCCTTGAGCGCGCCGTGGTCGACTTCACTGTCCGCTATATCCTTCAAGAGGAAGTTCTCGAAGAGCTCGCGAGGAAGGTACACGCGGCGCAAGAGCGCCAAAACGATACCGCCTCGGAGATTGCCTTCTACGAGAAGAAGCTGGCAGACAATAAGAAGTCTATTGCGAACGTGCTGCGGGCTATCGAGTCAGGAGCAGCGACGCAGACCTTACCTGCGCGCCTGCAGGAACTCGAGAACGAGCAAGCGGTCATTCTGGGAGAGATTAGCTTCCTCAAGGGCAAGCGTCTCGCGTTTACGGAGGACCAGATTCTCTTTGCGTTAATGAAACACCTTGAGCCATACCCGGGAGAGTCCGAGCAGGACTACCGTCGGAGAATCATCTCTGACTTTGTTTCAGAGGTCTACTTATATGATGACCGGCTTCTTATCTACTTTAATATCAGTAGCGAAGACGGAAAACTCAAGTCGGCGGACCTCTTAAACATCGAGGGCGGCGAGTTCGACGAGGGACTCGTCAGCTCCACCAATTTAATCGCAGGTCGAACCCCTGAGGTGACGATAGTCGTCTTGCCTTATGGTTTCGTACTTGCGACCCAGATTAAGGATAGGCTTTAAGCCTGTCCTTTTTCTTTTGGTAGTTGGTAGTCCGTTTTAACGAATTTTCCTTATATATACATGTAATACGAGGGAGCGACGAGATTGCGCTTTGAGTCCCTTTACTTTTTGGAAAAATCTTTTCAGTTTTTACGAACTACCAGTACTACCAGATAGCCAAAAGCCTTGCAAATCAAGGACTTTCTTCGGTAGCAGGCTCAGTAGCAGAGGGCTCGGGCTCGACTACCTCGACTGCTACGGAGACCCGCAGGAGCTGTCCTTCGGGGACGAAGGCCTTGATTTGCTTTACAAAGCTCGCCGCGCTGAAGGCTCCGGAGAAGCAGAACGAGAAGTTCTCCAAAGTTATTTTTTTTGTCGGCGCATTCGCGCTGATACCGTAGTCCTCTCGGAATCTCTCGAGGTCGTCCTTCGTAGGCTGAAAACCTCGCTTGAAGGAAAAGCCTCTCTTGCTCAGGTAAACGCCGACCGCACCGGCGTTCGCGCCCATAAGCTCGGCAAGTGCCGAAGGGCCGACACGGTACTTGTCAACGATGTTCTGCACATAGCTCTTCTGCAAGCCCTCGGGAAGGGCCTTGAACTCTGCGTAAGTGATACGCTTTTTCAGGTTGAGCGTGTAGGTAGGACCGCTCATTTCTCTCATCTCCTTTGCCGTGTATTGCGGTAGGCGGCAACCGCTATGGCTGGCACGCTTCTTAGCGCTCCGAGCCGTTATCGCCTTTTCTCGTACATCTTCTTTGAAGAGGTACTCTTCGTCTCTCATATAAACCTCCCCGGGCAAGCCCCAGACCTCCCGTATCGCGTTTTAGCTTAGGGACCCTTAGATTTACCCTCTGAAAACTTCGGACGCGATACGGGCTGTTCTGGAGTCCTTTTAATCAGCCCTCTCCATAGCGACCTCGCAGATACCACAAATGAGGCTGAGGTCGGCGGTCGTCTTAACTTCCTGTCCGCAGACCGGGCAAACGTAGCGGTGAGGCTTTTCGCGTTCAGCCTTTGCTTTTTCCTCGGGCATAACGCGGGCGAATGGGACCTCAAGCACGAAGCCATTGTCCTCGAGGGTCTTCTTGAAGGCCTCGGTCGGATTTGTGTGGGAGAAGCCCACGGTACGGTCGTACCCGATTTCAAGGTCTCTCGCCTCAGCCTCGGCCTTGAAGGTCTTGTTGTGGTAGCGGCCCTTCTGGCAAGTGTCCTGAATCTCGTTCACAAGGCAGTAAAGATGGACCATCTCGTGACACATCGTTGCGGCTGTGTTAGCAGACGGACGATTGAGGAACTCGGCGCCGATGTTGATTTCGTACTGGCCGTCGTTCTCGCTCTTCCAAATCTTCTTAGTAGAGCAGTGGCCGTAGGCCTTAGGGGTAGACTGAACGGTGATGACCGGTTTCGGCAGCGCGTTGTCGAAGTAGACGCGATTCAGAATGTCGAACAGGCTCTCGAGCTTAGTCACGACGTCCGACATTTTCATGGGCTCGTCGTGGTTGACTTCAGGCTCAGCGGTCTCAGGCTCAGCAGCCTCGGTCTCAGGCTCTTCGTAGAGCTTCCAGCGGCGGTCATAACTTGCAGCCGCCATGATACTCGGCTCAACGTTAGGCTCGTCCACAGGTACGGAGTGAATCTTGCGATTCTCCTCGTCAATGCTTACGACCAGACGGACCTCGTTGGTCTCCTTGTTGATAATCTTCTTGTTAGCGATAATGCTCATGTCTTTCATTATGTTTGCCTCCTTTGTAATTCCCAGTGTTTTCCAACTGACAATTATATTTTACCGTGTTCAGTAGAAAAAGGGAGCGCGCAAAACTGCCGGGATTCTGCGAACTTTTCGTTGCAGTTCTACCGCTTTTGGTAAGAAGCCGCATACACGGTGTTCTTAATCAGCATGGCGACGGTCATCGGGCCCACTCCGCCGGGCACTGGGGTAATCGCAGACGCTTTTGCCGCGACTTCCTCAAAAGCAACGTCCCCGCAGAGCTTACCGTTCTCGTCCCGGTTGATTCCGACATCGATAACGACTGCGCCCGGCTTAACCATATCGGCAGGTAATAAAGCGAGGCTTACGACGGCCGAGATAAGTACGTCAGCCTGACGAGTATGGCTCGCGAGGTCTCGCGTTTTAGAGTGGCATACGGTAACGGTAGCGTCAGCTTGCAGAAGCATAAGGGCAAGGGGCTTGCCTACGATATTGCTGCGCCCGACAATGACGCAGTGCTTTCCGCTTACGTCTCCCAGTAGATGAAGGATTCCGGCCGGAGTGCAGGGTCTGAGACCTGCCTCGCCGGTCAAGAGCTTCCCGATATTATAGGGGTGGAAGCAGTCCACGTCTTTCTCCGGTGGTATCGCGCCGAGTACCTTCTTCTCGTCAATGTGTTCCGGGAGAGGAAGCTGTACGAGAATACCGTCCGCCCATGTGCTGAGCTCCGCAATAGACGCAATGACCTCTTCGGTCGACGCCGTAGCCGGCAGCCTGCGAGAGCAGGATTGAATACCGACCTCGGCGCAAGCGCGTTCCTTATTACGGACATAGACCGAGGAAGCGGGGTCGTCGCCGACCATGATAACGGCGAGCTTTGCGTCAGAGCCTTGCAGAGAAGCCTTTACCTGAGCGGCGATAGCTTTTCCGTCAATAATCATTCGCTTTCCTCCTTGTCAGGTTTTGTCAGGTCCTCAGGCTGGCAGTCGAGAGCCTGCGCGAGCTTGAGAGCCGTCTTGAGCGTGATATTCTCAGGCTTGATGATACCAACCTCAATATCACGGATTTTCTGATAGCGGATTCCGCTGACTTTCGCCAGCTCGGTGCGGCTGTAGCCTTTCGCAAGCCGCAAATCTTTAAGTCCCAAAGTGTCGTTCTCCTTTCACCGCGGGGCACAAGGCCCCGCGGATTCATAGATTGATGATTAGATATAGAAGCCGAAGCAAACGCCGCTGGCGCAGTTGGCGCTGCTAATGCCCGCGTTGCCGCTGCTGTTCACATAGCAGAAGCTGCCGGAGTTGCTCCCATGAGGAGAACGCTCCCACCACCAGTCCGCATCTCCGTCCTCGTCGACCTTGATACGGTTGCGGCGGTCCTTGAAGTACTCGAACTGGAAGCCGCGGTCAGGGTCTTTCTCGGTCCAATCGTGCTCGCCGAAGACCTCCATCTCGGAGAAGAGCCAGAGCTTGTCCTCCTCTTCGCCAAACTTGCGGGGCTTGATAGCCGCGACGAGCTCGTCGGAGAGCAACGCGATAACTTCCTCGTTGAGGTAGCGACGCATATCGCAGGCAAGCCAACCGCCTTTGTTGGTCCAGTCCTCATTCATGCAGTGGTAGCCGAGCAGATTCTTCAGTCCGATAACGCCGTTGTCCATGACGACGAACACGACCTCGCGGCCGTCCTTGAGAGTCTCGACGATTTCATCGCCGACCTTGAGCGTACCCGGATTCGCCCAGTTAAAGGTGCGGGTCTCTTTCGTTGTGATAGTTGCCATAATAAAAACCTCCTGAAAAATATATTTGCTTATAAGAGCGTTCTGCCCTTGAGAAGCCTTCTGATAGTCCATACATCGGAGCAGTACATCGGCGTAAACCAGTAGTTCTCCAATGCGTCATCCGAGCGCATGGGCTCGGTAAGCGAGTTGCCTACTTTGATATAACCGGCGACGCCGAGAAGCGAGAGCTGGATATAACACATATAGGCCACGGTGTAATCAACGTCCTGCGCGGTCACGAGAATGTGATTCTGCCAGTTCAGACCCGCCTTGCTTATCTGCTTAGCTGCGGCGTGAACACCGGCAATCAGAGTAGCGCCGGCTCCGCAAGCGCAGTCGTTAATTGAGATATAACCTTTCGCCTCAATAGTCGGCAGTACGTTGTCGCAAGTCATTTCAGCCATCATTCGGCAAACATCATAGGGCGTAAAGAACTGCCCGCCGGAATCATTGCCGAGGCTAAGTGCCATGAAGATACTTCCGAGGAAGTCCTGCTCCGGATTCTTCTCGAGAGCGAGGACCACTTCCGCAGCAAGCTGAGGAAAAATCTCTTGCTCCTTCTTGCTGTACTTCTGAATCCGCTTGAGATAGAGCTCCTCGCGCTTTTCAAAGTGGGACTTGTCAACTGCGTTCGAGATAGCGCAAGCGTACATCGTAACGAAGTCCTGCCAGACCTCCCATGGAGTCCAGCGGTATGTAAGCTCTCGGAAGAGCTTTACAAAAGGTTGGTCGTCAGTTTTCCCGACTCTTTTTGCCATTGATTTGCCTCCTTTAATAAAGTAGTGTGTTAAAGTAATCAGCCCGAAAGAAACGCCCTTACGGGCGAATCTTTCTCAGACGATATTAACCTCGTAAATGAGATAGTCAGTGAAATCTGCCGTGCGGTAAAGATACGGCGAGACCTGCTGCGGCCGGTCGAAGCGGCTCTCGACAAAGGCCTGCGCCTTTTCTAAGGTCGAGTAGCCTTCCTGACTGACTTTCCCGAGGCTCGCTTCTGGAATCACTTGAACGATGTAAACTTTCATATTGTTGCCTCCTTACATAATGATTTCAAACTTAGTAAAGTCGTCATTCGCCAAGAGCGTGTACTCGCTGCGATTGACTGCGACCGGAGTTTTCGGGCCGTCAGCGTAGGCACTGGTTTCCATATAACCGGTCCAGCGATTTTCGCTCTCTCGGCGAGTCAGCGTCACACGGGCATGGGGCGACATGCTTAACATGTTCTCCGCCTCAAAGATAGTGAAGACCTGCATGTGGCGGCCCTTAGCCTTAAGCTGCTCCGCAATCTCGCGGGTGTTATCGCTCGCGGCAGTTAAAGCATTGAGCATTTCGTTAAGCGGATAGGTCCGATTGAGTTGCATTCGTAGGTCCTCCTTGAAGTTGGTTGTCAGGCGGTTGGTCTTAGCGTAGCCCTTGAGGATTACTGTTCCCGTTGGCTCCTATTACAAACGCATTTGCAATAGCGAGCTGTTCCAGCTTAAAACAGACTTCTTATTTTAGCCTCGACAGGATTGCCGCCTGACATTATTTATTATGCCGCGTTTTACTGATTTCGGGAGCCGACAAAGTGCTCAGAGTTTTACTGATTTTAGTATGCAGTTCTTATGGGGTTTACTTTCTCGCCTGAACGCGATATAATATATGAACACTCTTGAACTCAGCCGGTCTTGCGACCGGCCGAGCTCTCGAGCGGACGAGGTTAGTCGTCAGTTACGTATTCAAGGTACTCGGTGTCGGTCGCGAAGAGCATGTACTCTCCATTTACCAAGCCCATGAATCCGTAGTCGGTATAGTAGCCGTCCATGATTAGCCTCCTTTCTGAGCTCTCGTTGCTGGAACAACGGGGGCTCTTTTCTTTGTCAAGGTTTTCCCCTTGACAATTATTATTTTACCGTGTTTGGTAAGAAAAGGGAGCGCGCAAAACTGCCGGGATTCTGCGAACTTTCTGTTGCATTTCTACCGCAAATAGTAAAAGGCCGGAGCCGTCCCACGAGGGAACGACTCCGGCCTTATCTCTTAAGCAAGCTGATTTACTTTTTTCTGTACGGCGGCGTAGTCATATCCGGCAGCTTCAAGCCGCTTTTTACGCTCTGCGCCGTTGCCCCACTTGCCTTGCAGGACCTCTCGGGCGAGTTCGTCGACCGACTTGCCCACGCCTACAGCGGAGCCCTCCTCAGTAGTGATGAAGGCCGAAAAGCCCGCGGCTTGCAGCTTCTTCAGCATGGCCTCCGCATTCGCTTTAACCTTGAAGGCTCCGACCTGAATCTTGTAGAGGTCTCCGGCCTTTACCATGTAGGTGTCGAAGCCTTTCGCTTTGACTTTAGCCAGCATAGCGTCTGCGTTTGCCTTGACCTTAAAGGCGCCCGTCTGGACACGATACAAGCCCTTTTCAGGCTCAGGCTTGATATTCGTACTCCCGAGGCGTTTGTTGACCTCAGAGGCAATCTGGGCGTGCCGTTCGTAGAGATACGTGCCCGGACAACTCTTATTCGCAAACCACCGGTGCACGGTCATGTTCTGCTTGTCCGGCTGGCCGATAAGAGACTTGTCGGCCTTCCACTTGAGCTCCTTGATACCGTTGCGCTTACAAATATCGACGAGCAGGTCGATGAGAGCAGCATAGGCCTTATCCGTAACGGCGTAAGGCTCTTTGGTATCGCTGGCGACCTCAATCGTGATTGCGCGGTTATCGTTCGCCGCATTCGAGGAGCACCACGAGCGGTCTTTCTCCTCGACATACATACCGATACGGCCGTCATACCCGATACCGTAGTTGCTGGACGCCTGCCGGGAGGTAGGCGCAAACACATTGCCGAGAGTCTCAACCGAGCATTGACCGACCACGCAATGGATAGTCACGGTATCGATTTTGTGGTTGCGCGGGCTCGACTTATTCGGCGAGATTTTCGTATAGTTTACGAGCGGGCTGTTACTCATTTTCGGTACCTCCTTCGGTCTTAGCGTTCAGGATAGCCACGAACTTAGTAAAGGCCTCCTTGATGTACTTGCAGGCCACGAGCAGTACGGCGCCGATAATAATGAGGTCCGCGAAGAGGTCGGAATACTCCTCGGGAATCGCCCAGCCGACTTGATTTGCGAACAGGGGCAGAGTCGTGATTGCAGTGCAGAGCAGCGTCAGCCCGGCCACGAAAGTCAGAATCTTGAGGCCGCTCGCAATGAGCTTGTTCTTGTCAAAGGGCTCATGCAGAATCTTGATGTTGTACCAGAGCGAAAAGGCGACGTTCGCAAGGTACGCGGCGAGGAAGATAAGCATGGCCCAGCCGATGTTGATAAGGTTTTGCAGTACGCTTTCTAACATGTTTTTAGTCCTCCTTTGAATCATTGTATATATCAGGTCCGTACTTCTTACGGAGCTTGATTCGGTTTTCGGCTTTCGCCTTACTGTAGTAGAAGCCGGTCGCGGTGGCGAGCTCGGCAAAGATGGCGGGGATAAGGTACGCAAGCGGCGAAGTGTCGCCGGTTTTCCAAACGACGGCCAAAGTAAAGGCCGTTACGACTCCCGTAGCGGTCCCGACAATGGCGATTATGATTTTGGAAAACTCTCGTTTCTTAGCTCTCATCGGGCGGCGATACCGGCAGCTCTAAGAACTTGTTATGGAGGTCGTCCATAACGCCGTTCACGCCGAGAGAGTGATACTGCTTCCAGCAGTTCTCGAAGTTTTCCCGGGCGTAAATAGAAGCATAGCCGCGCTCCTCCCATTTGTTGTAGTCGCTAATCATCTGCGACCTGAGCAAGGCCTGCAGTCCCGCCTTTACCGCAGCCGTGTCCAGAGCGTTCTTCTTGACGAGGGAGTGCAGGTACTTGAAGACGGCGCCGATGAGCGCGGGCACGCCCAGAAGGCAGAGCCATTGATAAACCGTCATTCAGTAACCTCCTCCCAGCCGTAGACGCCGGGCTCCCACACATTGTTTGCGGTCGTGCTTACCCAGTGCTTGCCGTTGTGCGATACCTTATCGCCGAGACCATAGGCGTCAGTCGCGCCGAGAGGCTGAGACCATTCGGGGTACTCGGCCGTAGGGTCTCCGATTTCCTTCCAGAGACTCGGAGCGCTCGCCGGCGTCCAGCTCTCCTGAGAGGTGTGCGCCTGCAAGCAGCGATAGAGCTTGCCCTCATGCATACAGATAGCTTTCTCGGCGTAGCTTACCGGATAAGCCCACGCGTTGAACTGCTCGGCGTGTTCCGTGAGAGTCGCATCGTCGAGCTGCTCAGTCTCCGCCATCTTGACAAAGATAATGTTCGCAAGCTCAGGAGCCTGCGCCTTTGCAAGGGCGGTCAGATTCGCCTCGGTCGTGTAGAACTCGCCCGCATGGTAGAAGTAGAAGCCCGCGACGACTTCCGAGGGAACGCTCTCGACCTCAACGAGGGTATGACCGTCGCAGAGATACCCGACCTGCTGAGTAGGCCAGAAGGTGTTGGAGTCGTTCGAGTAAATCGCGTCGGCTTTGTCCTGCTCACTGAGAACGACGACGCCGTTTGCCTGCCTGCGAACATAACAGGGGTGCTCGCAGATTTCGACAATGAGATTTGCCGAGTTTGTGATTAAGTACATAGCGCTTTCCTCCATTCAATTTTATTATTCGGGTGGAATCCGAACAGTTTCTTAAAATATAGGTCCATGCGCTCAACGGCATGGAAGCTGTTTCCTCGCTTCATGTGTCCGCGCCAGCTTTCATAAGCGCTGCAAATATCCGAGAGCGGGAATGCGCGCCGGACGAGCTTGCCGGCGATTTTCACGACTCTGCCCTCGATATTCCAGCGCTTGAACTTCTTGAGCTTGCGCCGGATTTTCTTAATACTCTCAAAGCTCATTTTACGAAGGACCTTCCCGGTCTCCGTCAGTTTGAAGCGGATTTGCAGGAACTTGAAGCCCTCGCTGAGTTTCTTGATTTTTGTCTTCTTCGTATTAAGAATAATGCCGAGAGAATCACAGACCTCTTTCATGCGAGTAAGACACTCTTTGAGGTATTCCTTGCTCGGGTAAATCAGATAGCCGTCGTCCATATATCGGGCGTAGCCCTTAATGCCGAGCTTTTCCTTGATGAAGTGGTCAAGCTTGTTCGGCAGCATAAGAGCGGCAGTCTGCGAGATTTGACTTCCGAGCCCGTAACCGATGGGCCCGAAATTATCGAGGCACTCGTTCGCGAGAGCCCTAATTCTCACATCATGCACGCGCTTTGCCAGCTCACGGCTGACCGGCCAATGCTGCGCGTTGGCGAAGTAGTTGGAGAAGTCAAAAAGAAGAACATAGCCCTCCCGGCCATACTTCCTGTAATGCCTTTGCAGGTGGCAGGAGAGACGGTTAAGAGCGAAGTCGATTCCTTTGTTCTCGGTACTTGCGCCGTTGTCATAGATGAACGACGGCTTTAAGGTCGGGTTGATGACCTTATCGCAGAGCGTTCTCTGCACGACGCGCTCGCTGATATGAATGCTCCTGATGTGCCGCATTTTTCCTCGGTCGTAGAGGTCGAACTCGATAAAGCCTCGGCTCTTATACGTCCCACCAAGAAGCGCGCGGCGAGTTGCGGCCGTATTCGTTACGAGATTGAAGCGGTAAGTCTGCGTGGAGCTTTTCCAGCTAACGCCGCGGCAGCAGATATGCCCGGCCTGATATAGATTTTCATAAGAAAAGACGTCCTCGAAGTCTCCGCAGGATTTGCTGAGAGCGAGGCGTCTTTCTTGCCGTTTCTTGACTCGCCTTTGATAGCGAGCCTCGTGTCTTTCTTCGCTTGTCATTAAAAATTGTCCCCTTTGTACAGTGTTGCAGGATTTCACGCGTAAAAGTAACTGCATAGTAGTACCGCCCATGAAACACGGTCCGCGTAAACCGTGCCATGCAAGCAGCGTCCGAGCGACTACATCAAAGGAGTGTTTTAGCCAAAAGGCAGGGTACGAGTCATCCTTCCATAAAGGTACTGATTTCAGCAGGAGGCGCATACGCCTCCTGCTTACTACGTCGGACCTGATTCCTTATGGAATCCGAAGCAAACGCCGTTGGTGTTGTTGGCGTTGTTATTGTTCGCGTTGCCGTTGCTGTTCACATTGCAGAAGTTGTTGGAGTTGCTCCCATTAGGAGAACGCTCCCACCACCAGTTCGCAGGACAAGACAACAGTATCATGACAGGACCCATATATCGGTTAGGGCAGATTCTTGAATCGTTCCTTATCCGATTTCTTTACGCCAGAAATTAGCTTAGCCTCCTCGCTGATGAGGGAAGCCCACTCCTCGAGAGAATTATCGAGCCAGCGCAGCTTTTCAGGATTCTGCTTGAGAAGGTCAGCTATAATTCCGAGCTGACCGATAAGCGCCTGAAGCGTGGCGTTTGCCTCGATAAGATGGTCTCGCCGAAGCTGAGCCTCATGCTGATTTCCGGGAAAAACGCTGTTCGCCATTTTGACCTCGTTGTAGACGGTATCGGCGAGAGCGCTTAGCTCCTGAGCACCGTAGAAGGTGTACCTCTTCGGCATTTTCAGGCAGCATTTTCTTGTATGCACGGCGAGCTTGCGCGCGGTCTCTACGAACTGGACCGAGCTGTCTCCTCGCAGTGCTTTATAAACTGACATAGTTAGCTTTTACCTCCTACCGGGGCCACAAGGGCCCCGGATTGACTAAAGATAGTAGATTAAACACAGAAGCCGAAGCAAACGCCGTTGGTGTAGTTGGCGTAGTTAGCGCCCGCGTTGCCGTTGCTGTCCACACTGCAGAAGCTGGCGGAGCTGCTCCCAAAAGGAGAACGCTCCCACCACCAGTTCGCAGACCCGGAGCCGTTGGAGAGGTATTTGATTCTGTTCGCGGCAGTAGCGAAGTAGCTATACTGCGAGCCCTCACCGGCTTTCGAGTAAGTAGTCGAGCCGAAAATCTCAATCTCAGAGAAGAGGAAGAGCTTCATCGAGTTTGTGTTGATAGTCGAGCTCTGACTGCCTGCGGAGGTCTTCTTGTTGACGCTCTTAAGCACCGCCTGCAGGTCGGACGGCAGAGTCGGCAAAAGCGTGTTTTGCAGCCACGAGTACATAGCCGAGCCGGTGAAGCCGCCGCTGTTCGTGTTCGAGCTGTTCATGGCTCGCGTACTCGCCATAAGGTTTTTCAGGCCAAAGGTGATACCCGCTTTGCCGCCGCTTGCGAGGTCGTCATGATTGAAGCCCATAATTACGAGCGTCAGGGTCTCGCTTCCGACCGTGATGTCCTTCGTATCACCGACAGACCAGAGCTGCGAAGCCTTGCCCGCAGCGGAGGCTTTCGCAATCTGCGCCCATGTGTTCTTAGAGAGCGCGCTGTTGAAGAACAGGCACTCGACGGAGTAGGTCTGCCCGGAAGTCGTGATTGCCACGCTTACGGGGTCGGTCGTCTCTCCGCTCTTCGTAGCGGTAACAGTATAGGTACCGGACGCGGTAATCGCCAGGGAGAGCACGCCGCTCGTAGGCACCGTACCGGAGAAGCTCTTCGTGCCGTTTGTGGCAGTAACGGTAGCGCCGGAGTCCGAGGTTACTTTCAGCGTCGCAGAGAAGTAGGAGAGCGAGATTTTGTACTGCTTTACATCGTCCACGACAACGCTCTCGGTCGCAGTCTGCCCGTCCTTTGTCGCCGTTACGACCCATGTACCGTACCCCGTAAGATTGAAGGTCACAGTGCCGGTGCTTGTAGCGGTCAAGGTCTTAGAGCCGCATTTGCAGGTAACGGAGCTGCCACTCGGAATAGTAGCGATAATCTGAGGCGGCACGCCGACCGTACCGAGCTGAGACTCAGGAATCTTGCCGTCGCTTCCCAGAGTAGCCACGCCCCCTGCCGCGCCTTTCTGCGAGGTAGGGATATAGCTGAGGTCGGGGATTTGCGCGACCGGGACCTTCTTATTCGCGTCAAGGGACGCGACGCCACCCGCTGCGGCCTTTTGCGAGGTCGGAATGTAATCGAGCGAAGGAAGCTGCCCCGAGGGGACCTTGCCGTCAGAGCCCAGACTCGCAACGCCGCCTGCCGCACCCTTTTGAGAAGTGGGAATATAGTCCATAGCGGGAAGCTGTCCCGAAGGGACTTTCCCGTCAGCGCCGAGGCTCGCAACGCCTCCTGCTGCGCCTTTCTGGGAAGTCGGGATATAGGACAGACTCGGGAGCTGGTCCTCTTTCAGCTTGCCGGACTCGTCGAGGTCTGCCTTAGCCTTTAGCGCAGCGTCGATTTTATCTGCGTTCTCGTTGAGGTCCGTAACGTCCCCGAAGTCGTCCATAGAGGGCTTTTTCAGGTTATAGTTTTCTGTATAGGTAGCCATTAAGTAAGTACCTCCTCTTTGATTTCTCTCCACGTGAGCTGCTTTAACTGCCCCCATGTGTAGTCTTTAATCTGCCCCCACGTGTTATAAAGAAGCTCTACCGTAAAGACCATGTTGTACGGCAGAATGCGCTCAAGTGTTTCGGAGATAATCGTCTCTTGCTTTTTAACGCCGAGCGCGACTTTCACATTGACGGTAAAGGTCGCCGTTGTGATAGTCAAAATATAGCCTCCCGCTCCGCAGAGAGACTCAAGCAGAGCGGCGAGGCTTTTCCTTGTGTAGGGAATATTTTCGTTGTACCGGCTGAGCAGCCGGAGCTTGC